CGTATGTTAATTAGAGATTTCTTTAAGGCAGAAAATGCTTCTTTCTTCGGTACTGTTAGTGCTGCTGCAACAGGTTCAACAACCCACAGTGCTACTGATGATGTAGAAGAAATTATCGAATTAATCGGTAACCAAAAGAGTGCTAATTTTAATGCTTCTTACGCATTAGTTTCTCCTCATCAAATGGCTCGTTTAATTATCTCTACTTACAACAAAGGTTACTACGCAGGTGCAGGTGCAGTTATTCTTAACGGTGCAGGTGGTTTGACTATCTTTGGTACACCAGTATTCGAGGCTTCTTGGGTAACTGATGACAAAGTATTAATCTTTGATAGAGATTACTTAGAAAGAGTTGAAGTTGAAGGTATGAATGTAACTTTCTCTTATGAGAATGGAACTAACTTTACACAAAACTTAGTAACTGCTCGTATTGAGTGTTACGAGGCAATTAACTTGATGTTACCTACTGCAGCTATCTATGCTGACCTTGGTAATGCATAATTAGTTCTTTACAAATAATAAAGAGGGTAGGTGCTTAATTGTATCTACCCTTTTTTAATGCTAAAAATCTTAGTATCTTTGTGAATGTACAAATGTTCAGTAGATATATCGCATAATGGTAGGAAGTATTATAGAGGTAACTACTATGACCTTGTTTTAAGCGATAAGATGAAAGAATTTATTAAAGTTGGGTACTTTACTCAAATCGTTGATAAAGGTGTTACAAAAGAGTTTAAAGGCAAAATAAAGAAAAAGTGACAAACTTATATCCATACTTAGTCAATAAAAATATAGATTCTATTGTAATGTTTCCTAATGCTTGGAAAGCAGGGAAGTTATACAATATCTATCCAACTACTCTTAATTGGTTTACTGCTCAAAGAAACACACAGGCTTATAGAACGGATTCTAATAAGCTATTAGACCTAAGAGGTAATAACGAACCTCGTTTAGACTACGAGTATTCCGATTGTCCTGAATTGTTTATGGAGAAATACTCTATAAACTATTTTGTTTATTCTAATAACTTTAATTTTTGGACAACTTCGGGTGGTGGTTCTTACATAAATAACAATGGTACTGGTCCTGATGGTGTAGTAGATAGTGCTGCTTACTTCAATAATAAAGTAGCTTTACAAACAATAGATTTTCCAGGAGGTGTTACTACTATTTCAATTTGGGCAAAAAAAGCAAGTGATTCAGCTTGTACTTTGAATTTATTTATAGATGGTGAACAGCAATTTTTTTCTTTAACTAATGAGTGGGAATTATATACATTTAGAAATTTAAGCGCAAGTGATATTTCAAATTGTGGCTTTGGTGTTACAGAACCAGCTTATATTTGGAATCCACAATTAGAGGATAGCGAATATGCAACTTCTTCTATTATATCGGGAGAAAACTTAGGCGAAAGAGCGCAAGATGTAATCTACAAAGATATTATTTCAAAAAACTATTATTTAGCTTACTTTGATGTTAGATTAGTAGATGGTGCAACCATTACTGAATTATTTGAAGTGATTGGTTCTATGAACGATGGAACGCTTGATGTTTATTTAGCTTTAGGGGTTTCCAATACTAACGAAATAATCGTAAATTTGTATAATAATCCAGATAACCAAGTTATTAATTTAGGTGCTTACGAAGATGGTATTCATAAAATAGCTATTAAGTGGGATAGTGTTAGTTTAAAGATATTTGTTGATGGTATTTTAGAAGAAGATATAAACAATGAAGCAGGAGTACAACCAACGGCAACAACGAGAATAGACTTAGGCACAATAGCGGGTAATTACTACCCTGTAAGAGATAGAATAAGAGGTTTTATCTATATGGGTGCAATGACCGATATATTACCTACAGACGCTGAATTAATGCAATTAACACAATTAGCGCCTTTGCCTGACTTTATGATTAGTCAAGTAGGAGAATTTTTAATAACACAAGAAGATAACAATATTATAACAGAATAAAGATATGGCGAATATTAAATTTACAGAGTTTCCTTCAGCAACCGTAGTAGGTTCAATGGATATAATTCCAATCGTTCAAGATGGTGCAAATAAGAAGACTACTGCTTCGGTATTTTCAACTTATATTGGTACTTTATTTGTTAATTTATCAGGCACTCAAACCATTACAGGCTCAAAGACTTTTAGTTCTCAATTAATATCTTCGGTTGCTACTGGTACTGCTCCTTTTAGTGTTGCTTCGACTACTAAAGTAACTAACTTAAACGCTGATTTATTAGATGGTTTATCTTCTGCTGCCTTTCAATCAGTATTAACGAATCCTATCACAGGCACAGGTACTACTAACTATTTACCAAAGTTTATAGGAGCAAGTGCTTTAGGGAATTCAAGTATTCAAGATAGTGGCAGTTTAATTAGTATAGGTGTTTCAACTTTAATTAACACAGGAACTGCAAATCAAAACACTAAAATCTATGGCGACAAAGTTGCGATGTCAAGAACATCTGATGCTGCTGAAGTAGTTTATTTTTCAAAAACATTAGATTTAGGAGCAACTGGAACGGCTAACATAAATGGATATAATGGTATTCAATTTAGAACACAAGGTGCTGAAAGTGTTAAATTAACTATTGCAGAAAGTGGTGCAGCAACATTCAGTTCAAGCGTAACGGCTACACAATTTACGGCAGATTCAAGAACAAGAGTTGGGGGTGGATATATAGCTGATATGGGTGGAGCTGGTAATGACACTGGGATTTTCTTTGGTGCAAATACTATTTTACCATCAAATGGGTCTGGAACAATTACAACTAAAGATTTAGGTAGTGCAACTTACCCTTGGGGTGCAGCAACATTCAGTGCAGATGCAACAATCAACGGAGTAAAAGTTGGTAGAGGTGCAGGAAATGTTGCAGGAAATACTGCGGTTGGTGCAAGTTCATTAAATGCAAATACAACGGGTGCTGCGAATGTGGCAGTTGGTAGTTCTACTTTAACCGCAAATACAACGGGAAATGGAAACGCAAGTTTTGGTTCTGGACTTGCATCAAATACAACGGGTTCAGAAAATACTGCTATTGGTAGTGGTTATAGCGTTGGTTCTCCTCTCCAATCTAATACAACAGGAAGTTTTAACACTGCATTAGGTTCTACTTCGTTAAAATTTAATACTACGGGTTCAAACAATACGGGTATTGGTTGGGGTGCTTTACTTTCTAACACCGCATCAAACAACACAGCAGTTGGATTCGAGGCTGGGTATAGCAATACAAGTGGAACTGGAAACGCTACAAATGGATTTCAATCATTAAGAAGCAATACAACTGGTAGTGCTAATACTTCAAATGGATTTCAAGCATTATATTCAAATATCGTAGGTTCAAGTAATACTGCAATAGGTGCTTCTGCTTTAGCTTTAAACACCGCATCAAACAATACCGCAGTTGGTTTTGAAGCAGGTTATAGCAATACAAGTGGGGTAATAACAGCAATTGGTTATAGAGCGTTAAAAGCAAATACAACGGGAGGTGCTAATAATGCTTTAGGAGATTCTGCTTTACTTTTAAATACAACAGGCTCTTATAATATTGGATTAGGTACAGACGCTTTATCTGATAATACAACAGGTAGTGTAAATATTGGTATTGGTTTAGCCGTAAAATCAAATAATTATAGTAATAATATTATTATAGGAACTTTCGCAGAGGCAACCGCTTCAAATCAATTTGTAATTGGTAGTTCGGGTTATCCAGCAGGAGCGGTAGCAACTGAAGTAAATGTTTCAAGTAAAGTTTGGAATGTAATAATTAACGGAGTAGCACAAAAAATCTTATTAGCATAATATGACAACATACACTTGGACAATCGAAAGTCTATACACACAAACAATCGCTAACGAAGCTGATTATGTAGTGATAGCAAATTACAAAGTAGTAGGAGTAGATGGCGAGTATTCGGCATCACTTTCTAATATCGCTCAATTCTCAACGGAGAATATAGAAACTTTTATTCCTTACGAGGACTTAACTAACGAAATCGTTGTAGGTTGGGTTCAATCAGTTTTAGGAGTAGACGGAGTAGCTAATTTAGAGGCTTCTATTCAAGGACAAATTGATTCACAAATTAATCCACCAACATACCCAACTAACACACCTTTACCCTGGTAATTATGGACAACAAAACATCAAAACAAATTATTAAAGAAGCATTAAATATTGCAATCTCAAAAGGTTGCTTTGGCTTAATCGAAGTATCTAATATTGTAAAAGCTATTGAATTTATTGAAAGCCAACCCGATATTGAGTTTGGAGAAATAGAATAAATAACTAACTTTGAATTATGAACAACGAAACAATATACGGCATATTAGGACAAGGTCTTGATTTAGCCACACAAAAAGGAGTATTTAATTTAGGGGATGCAAAATTAGTAGCTGATGCTTTATTAGAACTTAAAAAAGTTTTAGACATACAAGAACCTATAAAAGAAGATGATAAATAGTGAATTCCAAGTAGAAATTGTAACCGATTTAACAACCGAGCCTGTTACCTTACAAGAGGCTAAAGACTATATGCGTATTTCTTCGGATTCGGAGAATGACCTAATAGAAGAACTTATTACTTCTGCAAGGGAACGAATAGAGAAGTTTACAGGACTATCTTTAGGGGAAAAAACTCTTAGGGCTTATTGGTTCTATTTTCACATTCCACAAGAGATTCCTTATGGTCCAGTTACCTTAATTGATTCGGTTGTAAATGATGATGATGTAGAGGTGGAATATACTGCTCGTGGATTGCAATATAAGATGCTTGAGGCTTATTCGACACAAGGTTTGACAATAGAGTACGAAGCAGGGTTTGCAGTCGCTCCTAAAGGCTTAAAATTAGCCATATTAAAACAAGTGTCTACTGACTACGAGAATAGGGAAAATTACTCTATTTATGACCAGGCATATGAATTAAGTTCGGATGCTAAAAGACAAGCGCAACCATATTGTCGTAACACTTTATTTGGTATCTAATGAAGGCAGGAGAATTAAGAAATCAGATTCAAATTTATAACCTATCGGTTAGTCCCGATGGTGCTGGAGGTACTACACCTACTTACACCTTAGCACAAACATTATGGGCAAAGATAGTTGCTAAGAATGGTAGTAGAGGCTTTGAAGATTCAAGGATTACCTTAGACCAAACCTACGAGATGACTATAAGGTACGATGATTACCCAGAGTTTAGCCAATTAGATAAGATTGTCTTTAATAATGGTCTTTATGTAGTACAAAGTTTTTCAACAATAGAAGAAAGAAAAAAGACTATTATTATTTACTGCACTTTAGATAGGCAAGTTAGTGGTAATGACTTTATAATGTTAGAAAATGGTACTACTTATATGGTAACCGAGTAATGGAAATTAAAGGTACTTCAAGGGTTTTAAAGAAATTTCAAAGTATTTCAAAAAGAGTAGACTTGGAGGTTAAATCTTCTATCCAAAGGAATGTAGAACAGATGCTTGATGAAGCAAGAAAGAATGTGCCTATTGATACAGGAGACTTGGAAAGAAGTGGCGATAAAGATACAACTAACCCTTACATAGGCAAAGTATTTTTTGGAGGTCCAGAAGCACCTTATGCGCCTTATGTAGAGTTTGGTACAGGAGAAGGATTTTCTACCGACCCAAGTTTTATTAATTTTGCTTCTCAATTTCAAAAAGGACCAGGTAGAAATCAACAAGCACAACCTTATTTAATACCAGCTTTTATTCTTTATAAGAAAATCTTTTTAAGAGATATGAGAAAAATTGCTAAGAATATTAGTAAATAAATCGTAAATTTGTGGAATGAAAGATGTCGGTCAATTAATAAGGACAAAGGTATATGACAGATTATTCGGAGTTTTAGAATATAATAGTCAAGCGATACCAGTGTATGATTCAGCAGGAGTTCCTGCTAACGCTTCACAACCTTATGTTTTGCTTTCTACTTTTAGTGCTACGGAGTTATTAGAAGGAAGTAAACAAAGTTACGGACAAGAAATAAGCCTTTTAATAGAGGTTTGTATGAAGTTTGACAATAGTTATGGTGGTAAAATAGTTTGTGATAACATTACAAATCAAATAACAGAACTAATAAGAACAAGACAAGATGGCTATATGGATTTAAGTCCTGATTGGTACATTATACGAACATTATTAGAAAGCACAAATAGTTTAGAACAACCAATTAGTACGGGAGTTTTAACAAGAAGATTTATTAGGTTTACATTTAAAATTCAACAACAATGAGCGTATTAAACGGTTCGGATATATTAATTTACGATGCTGATACTACATTCCCTTTGATGTGTCAAAGAGGTGTTACGGTAACGATGAGCGATGCAATGATAGATGCTACTTGTAAGCAATCAGGTGGTTATATGGCTAACTTAGCTGGGTTAAGAGAATTCTCTGTAACTGCTGATGCTTTAGTTGATTGGACAGAGGGTGCAACTGATTTAGGTATTAGCACTTTAATTGCTGCTTACGAAGCAAGAACTCCTATTAATATTGCAATTGCAAATTCAATAACTTCTACTGCTTATTATGTAGGCTTAGCTTATGTAGAAAGTGTAGAAATAAATGCGCCAATGGAAGATGTAGTAACTTATACTGCTACCTTTACAGGAACTTATACAATAACAGATTAATTAACTTTTAAAAAACAATAATATGGCAATTTACAACGGTACTCTACAATTGATTAACATCGGTGGCGAGGCATTAACTCAATTAACAAGCTGCACAATGTCAATGAATGCAGACTTATTCGAAACTACTACTAAATTTAGTAATGGTTGGAAAGAAGTACAAGCAGGATTAAAAGATGTTACTTATTCAGCAGAAGGTCTTGCAGACTTTTCGGATGCAGGTAAGTACGATTTAACTCAACTATTTAACGCTTACACAGATAGAACTTTGTTAGCAGTTACCTTTACTGGTGGTGGTGTTACATTTACTCAAAGTGCTTATATTTCTTCTTTAGAAGTTTCTGCACCAATGGAAGATGTAGCTACTTATACTTTAGAATTAACAGGTACAGGCGAACTATCTATCTAATACCAAAAAAACAAAACTATGACAGGAATAATAGAAGTTACTCTCAATGGAGAAGTAAAGCAATTGAAGTTTGGTAATTACTCTTTAGAGCAATATACTAAGGTTACAGGTGCTGATATAGGTACGGTCAAAGAAATCACAGAAGATTATACTCAGCTTGATATGATAGCAGATATAGTTTACTGTGGTTTGTTTGGTTCATACCGAGCAAATAAAAAGGTAGTAGATTTTACCGTTGAAGATGTTCAATCTTGGGTAGATAGTATTAACTATGTAGACCAATTAAAAGTCATTAGAGAATTTATGGCTTGTATAGTAGTAATGACCGAGCAAATGGTTGATGCTATGAAAGCAATGAGCGCTGAAGATTCTAATGGCGAAAAAAAAAAATAACTTGGGAGAACCTATTAGATAACGCAGTTATTAATTTAGGTTTAAAACCGAGTGAATTTTGGGATATGACTTTTATGGATTATATGAGATATGTTATCCATATTTCTACAAAGGAAGCTAATGAGTGGGATAGAACGAGGGTGTTAATGAGTTATGTATTAAATACCCAAGTAGAGAAGAAAAACCAAAAGAAACCAAGAGAAATTATCCCTTTGTGGACTGACAAATATAGGATTCTTCAAAAGAAACCAGCGAAACTACCAACTAAAGAAGAGAAGGAAGAATTACTTAAAATGGTAAACAATGGCAATTAATGAAGAAATAGTAGTCCAACTACGAGCAGAGATAGGTCAGTTAAAAACTAAATTACAAGAAGCTACCGATACTATTGCTAAATTTGGTCAAGATAGTGCTACTAAATTTAGGCAACCTCTTAACCCTATTAAAGAACTTAGTGGTTCTATTAAAAATCTTATTGTAAACTATGTAAGTCTACAAGCCGCAGCACAATTAGTAGGTAAAGCATTTACTCAATCGATTAAATTAGATTCGGTTAAATCTTCTATGGCTGCAGTTTTAGGTTCTACTGAATTAGCTGAAGCAAAATTACAAGAAATTGCAAACACCGCAGATTACTTAGGTTTAAACTTCTTAGACCTTGCAACCTCGTATAAGAGTTTTGCAGCAGCAGCAATTACCTCAAATCAAACTTTAGCAGATACTGATAAAATATTTAACTCTGTTACAAAAGCAGCAGCAACCTTAAAATTATCTTCGGAAGATGTTAAAGGTGCTTTGAATGCTTTAGGTCAAATGTTTTCTAAAGGTAGTGTACAAGCTGAAGAATTAAAACAACAATTAGGAGAACGATTGCCAGGTGCGGTAGCTTTAATGGCTGCAGGATTAGGTGTAGGTACTAAAGAGTTAATGAAAATGCTTGAGCAGGGTAAGGTAACTACTGCTGCAGTTGTAAAATTAGCTGGGCAATTAGATATTGCTTATGGTGATAAGATAAAAAGCAAAGTAGATTCATTACAAGGAAGTATACAAAGATTAGATAATACATTTACAAAAGCAATAGATGCTGGAGCAATTGGTAAGTTTTTTAAGTTTTGGATTGATGGTGTAAATGGCTTATTAAAAGGACTTGAAAATGCAGTTAAGTTAATTTCTAATTTAGGTTTAAATTTAGATGAAATAGATTTTAATAGTAGAATTGGTAATTATACAGCTTTAATTGATAGAATTAATGCAACAAAATTAGACCCACAAGATAACAAAAGTTTAATCCAACAACAAGCAGAACTTAACGCTGCTATTGATGAAAATATACATTTATTTTATGCTGCAGAAAAAATATATGGTTCTAATGCAAAGTTTGTAAAAGATTTAGATAATCAATATAAAGGATTAAAAGCAAGATTAGAACAAGTTAGTGCTTTAATAAAAGACCCTAATGCTGAACCTCCTATTGACCCTAATACTATTCAAGGTTTAACTGATAAAATTAAGCTATTAAAAGAAGAATCTTTAACTTTAAAAGATATTGAATTATTTAATAAAGGGCAAGAAATAGACTCAACGCAAAAAAAACTTGACCATTTACAAGCAACACTAAAAGGTTTTGAATCTGGTGATGTTGGTATGATTGAAATAAGTATAGGTTACTTACAAGATGAATTAAAAAAATTAAAACCAGGTGATATAGAATCTTATAAACTTATTACAAATTACATAAGGGAATTACAAGATGAAATTGATAATGTAGACCCTTCTTCTATTAATTGGGTTACAAGAGAAATAGGAAGATTAGAAGATGAAGCTGCTAAATTACCTGCTGGTGCTAAAGAAATACAAAACATAAAAGATAAGATAGTTGAATTAACTGCTACAAAAAAGGCTTTTGATGACTTCTTTAGAGTTCCACCAATTGGTTTATATAATACTTTACAACAAGAACTTACTGATTTACAAGAAGCACAAAAAGAGGCAACTGATAAGAAAGGTTGGGATGCGCTACAAACAAAAATTAAAGCAGTAGAAAGTCAATTAGAAAGTTTAACTGTTACTACATATACAAACGCTGAAGCATTTAAAACTATTTGGCAAGATGCTTTTGGTAGCTTTATTCAAGGTACACAAGGTGCATTTGAACAAGCATTATTTTCGGGAAAGAACTTTACTCAAAACTTTAAAGAAGCATTCTTACAAATGATAAAAGCAATGATAGCTAAATTGGCTGCAGCACTTGTTATGGCTTTACTATTATCGGTTGTATTAGGTGGCTTAGGATTAGGTTCTATTAGTGCAGGTGCTCAAATTTTAGGAATGAGTGGTGTTACTAACTTCGGTACTTTATTAGGCTCTACATTAGGTTCTAATATTGGTGGTAGAGTTGCTATGCCTTCGGGTGGTGTTTCTAATTCAGGTCAAGTAGCTTTCGAGATTCAAGGCGATAAATTAGTAGGTGTTTTACAAAATTACAACGGAAGACTAAACAGACTGGTATAATGGTTTATAATTATAAATACAAATTAGAGTGGGTAGGATTAAAGAACGCTAATTCCGATGAATATTACTATCGTTTAGAGTTTTACAAGAAAGAGGCTGAGCCAAATCCTTACGAGCCTTACCCTTTGACTGCTTCTAATAAACCTTTTACCTTAAATTATAAGAGTAAATCGGATTATGTATTTGAGCCATTTAGAGCTTCTTCTGCCGAAATAAACTTATTTTTTAATACTGATTCTGTTGTTCAGCCTGAAGACTTTTATTCCGATACCGATAATACTTCTTGGAAAGTAATTTTAAAATTAATTGAGGGTGCTACCGAGACTTCTCTTTGGAGTGGCTATGTTTTAAACTCCGATATTCAATATGATTGGCAAGACCAGTATTATCTTCGCTTAACTGCTTCCGATTTTTTAGGTGTTTTAAAAGAGTATAAATATTCGGATATTGAAGTATTTTCTTTGCCTCAAACATATAACTTTTACGATGGTGTTTCTATTAAGGATTTTGTTGTAAAGTGTTTAAGCCTTATTAAATTAGACAATGATGTAAAGTTTGCATTTCAATTCTTTGAATTTACAGACCCTATTAACGAGAATAAACTAAAGAATGAAACTTCAATGTTTCTAAATGAATATGCTGCTATTGATTGGGCAAATAAATACCCTTACGATATTGAAAAACTATTAGGCAATTTAATGACTTCATTAGGTTGTATTCTTTACTTAGATAATAGAGATAATGCCTGGACTATACTTTCAATTAACGAAGTAGGCACAAACGAAGATAATACAGTTCCTTATAGAAAATACAATTCAGCAGGTACTTTTATAGATGATGGTTTTTATGATATTAAAAATCAAATTGCAAGAGGTACGGATGTTATATTTAGTGATAAGAACCAAGTAGTAAACTTAAGACCAAGATTAGATGAAGTACAAATGATGTACGATTATAAGCCTAAAAACTTATTGCCTAATTATGGATTCTTTCAAGGTAATGTAGGGGATGTACCTTTAGATTGGGAATTAGCACCAACGGTTACAAGCACAGATTATTATGTAGAAGAAAATAAGCCAAACCCTTACGATAAAAAGAACTTAGGTTCTATTTCTACTGATGAAATTCAAGCTGGGTTAGTATGGGATAAATACATAGGAATAAGTGTTGAAATGGATAGGTTTGATGCTTGTTTAAGTTTTGATGCGCCTAATCCAAGATATTTTAAAGACAAATTAACTTTTAATGTAAAGTTTGATTATCAAATTAATAAGCCAAGCGATATTCCTGAATATGGTTTTAATAGTTCACTTTATGTTTATAGACCTGATTGGGGGGATTATGTAAGTCCTTTTTTTGATGGTCAATGGGTTGCTCAAAGTGATTACGATAGAGTAAGACCTTATGCTACAATTGGAAGTGGACCAGCAAGGTTTGCTGCTTGGAGTGGTTTAAATAATGAATGGAAATCGTTTCAATTAGTAACACAAAGTACATTTAATACAGGTGTAATATCTACTGCTCAACCTGATAACTGGTTTTATCGTTTTACTAAATTAGAGTTTTGGTTAAGAACTTTACACTTAGACCCATTAACTCCAAAAACAGGTATTGATTGGAAAGTAGACAATATGCAAGTACAAGTTGTACCTGTACAAAACGCAAACCTTGAAAAATATGGTTACGCTGCTTTACAAAATATAGATAATAATTCAACTCAATTACCTTACCAAAGAAAAACTAAGAAAGTTGAAAGTATGTTTAATGGTGGATTTTCGGATGCAAACTCTGCTTTATATTATGAAGATGTAATATTTACTAAAGTTGCAAGAACTTCATCGCCATATTTTGAAGAAAATTCTATTTGTAGTTCAAACTCTTGGTTAAGACC